TTTTAATATCATGGATAACCTTGCATCATACTTATCAATGTGCTCTATCTCTTTATCCATAGCCTCTATTATATCTGAATGTTCTCCAATACCTGTGGACCTGCTTAAATATATTTCCACATTAGCAATGTGTTTATTTATATGTCCTACATAGTAAGATTTCAAAGCTGATAATAACATCTCTCTCATTCTTATTCTCCCTTGAATGTTTTAATTACATCAGAGGAAAACAGCTTTTGTATATTTAACAAATACATCTTGGATGCATTGTTATCTCCCCCTGACACAGATTTTTTATAATCTAGTTTGTCAATAAGTTTTTTAAGATTATCAACATTAAAAACCAATGTGCAAAAAACATCGTCACCCACACACAGGTTATGAAACCAAAAGTCAGCTTCTGTTGCATTTATGCCACTAGGTTTGCCATAACTTTCATACTCAATAGCTATGTTACCTGTTCTTTGCCACATATCTCTTTCACTCTTGACCTCAATCTTTTTGTCCTGCAACATATCTGCTACATACTTTTCTCTGACCTGACCATACTTTAGGTCTATGTCAAACTTCTTCCTATCTTCTGCAGTAGGCTCTAAATGCTGCATTACTTTTCCCCCCTATGTAGTTTTCTACCTTTAAAGAAAACAATCAAATTTATGGTTGTATTTATTGTAATAGCAATAAGTAACCACCACTGCCACCACACTATCTCTGTTCCCTCAAACATCAACTAGCTTCTATATCAACCATCTCACAGACACCTGCAGTACAGGCTAACTCTTTACTGCCAGTAGTGGTGTCCTCTTTTTCAAACTCTTGTAACCTACTCCAATCTATAGCAGTTGGCATAGCCTTTGTCAAGATATCATACTCTTCCTCTTCTATATCCTGATAGGGAGCTTGTTTATATGTATGCTCACTAAAAGGCAAAAAGGATATCCCGGACACCTCATCAAAGTTATCATACACCCATGCACCAACTCGCATCCATTCATGCTCTTTGACAGATATAGTCACAGATGGTTTATGTTCACACCAGTGTCTCTGAAACAACAACCAATAGTCTAACTGCTCAATAGCAGTCATCTCAGTTCTAGTAATAGCACCTGATGGTGATTTCATAGGAAAGCTAAACACAGTTGTGCTATCAGGCTTCATAACATCAGGCTCTGCAGGGATACCTGCATCTTTCATAAACTGTGTAAGTGGGTCTTTATTATCTCCACGCACAGTTCTAACGTAATAATCGCTGTGCCTTGCATGAATACCACTTGCACTGTCAACTAACTGTGACACTGTTCCTGATGGCTTAATACAAGTTATGGCAGTTGACTGTGGTATATCTAAATCTTTAGCAATCTTTTTGTTGGTCTCTACTGCTACTGCTCTCAACATTTCTAAATTAGATTCTAAGTTACTATTGTCAGGCGATACGACAGGACAATCAAGTATGCCTGTTAGTGATACACCTAATAATCTTTCTTCTTCTGTGTTATCTTTCCACACCTTTCTCAGATACTTGAATCTAGTGAGTGTAGATTGAAATGTACCAAGAATAGTGGCTAATCTAACTTTATTTTTTAATGTCTCTATGTCATCTGTTTCTCTGCAAACAACTTCAGTTAAATTACAGAACTGATATGGTCTAAGTATAATCTCACTACATGGATTGCAACCAAAATAATGGTCAGCATTTCTTCTGCCATTCTCAAGTGCTTTTACTTTGGCAGCCTGTCTGTTAAATATGCCACGTTCACCTGATTTAGATTCGTATAATGATGTCCACTCTCTCATAAATGTACCCATCTCAGGCTTACCTTTGAATGCTACAGAGTTATTAGCCAGTGCTCTCTGTCCTTCATTCTCCCACCATTGACCTGACTTGGCATGACGCATTTGGTCATCTCCTAAGTTAGACAGAGAGATAAGGGCAGAACGTCTGACACCACCAACAACAACAACTTCACCTATCTTACACATGATATCGTGACACTCAATAGGAAACAAACGTCTGCCCTTTGCTCCTGTAAACTTTTCTATACAGAACTGAAACAACTCTTCAAGAGGTGCAGGACCAGATGCCCTACCACCAAATGTTTTTAGTCTAGCACCTGCAGGTCTGACCTGTGAGACATCCCATGTAGGTATCTGCCCAACATATAACATAGCAATAAGTTCCCTCAAGGCTTTTGCCCAACCTTGTCTGCTATCATCTACTTTGATTGTAGTTGTACTTCTTTCAAAATGCTCGTTGACCACAGGTAGTTTATCAACATTCTCTCGTTCAACAGAGAAGCCAACACCTGTGCCACACATAAGAATGTACATACACTCATCAAAGCTGCGAGGACTATCAACAGGTATATAACTACAGTTGTAACCTGCCACATGACATCTATCCAAAGCTACCCCGGATGTCATTAATGCTCTCATACTAGGCATGACACCTAAATCCATAATAGCGTTTGATAACTTTTCTTTCAGAGCCTTTGTAATTGTATAACTATTATTATCCATAAGATGTTTTTCCATGTAGTCAAAATATCTGTCTACAGTTTCAATCCAAGTTTCTCTTCTCTGCTCATCTTCTTTCCATCTAGCATAGCGAGATAGTGCTATAAAATTTTGGTAGTCTGTTGGTAAATAATTTTTCATCTAGGTCTCCATTAATACTCTTATATGTTTTATTGTTGCACCATCAACATCATAAAACAATTCTTTAACATATTCCTCAAAGTCTTCTCTAACATCTCCGTCAGATGGAACAGGATACTCCTCTTCGTCAACCTCAATAGTCAACATCATTTTTACTTTTATCATTTTCCAGTGTGTCTATTAGTTTTGTGAGATACCATTGTGCTTTATTTAAATCTTCAACACCATTCTTATACCTGTATCTCCAAAGGTATTTCATAATATTACCTTGCAAGTAATGTTCAAAGCCTTCTTCTGTCATAGCTTTGATAGCATCAATACACTCTATTCCTGATTTATTATAATGAGGTGGATGATTAACCATGTCCTGTAACTCTTTGTTATCTGACTGTTCCATAGCTTGTTTTTCTCTCATCCTCATGTACTCCATATGACTTAACATTATTTTTTCTTCTTATCAAATGATACTACTATAACATTATCATGCTTGTCAATTATCTTTGGCTTTTCTTTTATTCTTTCCATCTCATCCTGCTGCCTTAAATAGTCCACAGCTTTTGTTCTTAAACTTTCATCTTTTTCCATCATGGGAATACTAGCACATATTATTCTACAAAACTCTAACACCCCATAATAGTCATCGTCATTCAGAGGGTTTTCTTTAGAGGACACCACAGACACATCAACTTCTCCTGTCCATCTTTTAGCAGGGTTTAACATAGGTTTTACTTGTATAATAAAATCTTCAGGATTTATACTATCTAACGTAGCCATATTATCTTTCATTTCTAATATCTAATATCGCAGGATAATTCTTTTTACCCTTTTCTCTTATCCAACTAATAGGTATGGTTTTATCACTAAAAATAAAGCCATACTCATTGCACCAGTCAGCAAGAGTTGTCTTACTACCTTTGTATATTTTGGAATTACTATTGCTAAAAACAAATCGAATGTCTAAATAGGGAAACTGTTTCTTGATGGCTATTGCCCGGACTCTTTCTCTGGGTAAAAACCTACCTTTGGCTTCTATAATTATTCCGTTTCTTAAAATGAAATCAGGGGTGTAGGAACGATACATTATCTCTTCCCACCTTATTTTTAGAGTTTCGTATTCAAACTTTGCTCGTCTTTTCTTTAAGTCTTTTACTATACTATGTTCTAAGCTACCCCTGTATCCCTTTTCTAGTTGTGCTCTGCCAAACACTAAGTTAGGTCTCTCCAATACCAATTAAAATGTGTAGCAGTTGAAGGGTATCCAAGAGCTTTCATCTCTTCTTTTACTGCTTCGTCTGCTAACTTCTTAGCTTCCATAGCATCTCTCAAACCCTTTGTTCTCATTTCACGATAGGCTTTCTTGGCTTCAGTTAACTGCTTCTC